ACGCAGGTTCAATGCCTGATCGTAAATTATACAAAGAATTGGATATAGATTAATGTTTGACTACTGTTCACTTATAAAAGCACATTGCTCGTTTGCAGCAAAAGAAAAAGAGCTTACTTATTGTGGGTTAGCCACAGGTAATAAGGTGGAAACCAGAGTAGATTATTTAAAATCTTGTCCAAAAGAAAAATTGAAAAAAAAGAGGAAATAGCTATGCCATATCATACTGGAAAGAAAAAAAAGAAAAAGAAAAAAGGTAAAAAGAAATGAAAGTGAAAGCACCAAGAGGGTATCACTTTATGAAAAAGAAAGGCAAGTATAAATTGATGAAGAATCCAAAGGGTGGATATAAAAAACACAAAGGATCATCGTTAACAATGAGTGTGCCAGTAGTAAAAAGACATAGTAGATGAAAGAAGAAAGTATTTATAAAAAACCTAACGGAGCAGGTAAAGGCGATGTACCTCGTCCAATGAGTATATCTAAAAAAGAATACGAAAAGCGTTGGGAAAAAATTTTTAGAAAGAAGGAGAAGAAATAATGTGGGAATTATTTAAAGATAAAAACGAGTACAATGAAAAGAATATTATTGGATTTTTATCCTTTGCGTTAATGTGTGTATTCGGCATCGTGGATTTAGCAATGGGTATTATTGGAATAGAATTAATGGTAAACGACTACATCTATAACTCGTTTGTCTGGGTTACACTAGGTTCATTTGGAATAGCAGGAGCAGAAAAAGTCTATAAAAAATGAGGAAATCATTATTCAAGGATCGCACTAGGAAGTCAAACGGTGCAAAAAAAACTCGACAAGGTATGAGCCACAATACAAAGTTTGGAAACAAAAAATCTAAGAAGTATTATAAAAAAAAATACAGAGGACAAGGTAAATGAGTAATATTGAACTTAAAAAAGCCAATCAAATGGCTGCTATTGATTTAATGATACATAATCCTGATTTAAATAAAAAACAAATAGCTGAACAGATAAATGTAAGTCATAGAACGATACAATCTTGGTTTGCTGATGATCGGTTTGTTGATATGTATTATAAAAAGTATATGGTTTCTTTTAATGCAAAACTACCTATGGTATTAAATAGTATGATTCGTGAAGCAGTCGAAGGTAATGTCCAGGCAGGGCGTCTGGTATTAGAACATTCAGGGAAACTAGTTAAAAACATCAATGTAACTGTAGATAGTCCATTCGAGAAGTTCTTAAAGGCAGAACAGATAGACGCAGAGGATATACTTGACGCTGAAAGCGAAGAGGTTGCAGAAATAATAGAAACTCTTCCAGAGAGAAATCCAGAAAACGACAAACCTAAAAAGCGTCAGATGAAAGAAAAAAAAGCAGTAGAAAGAATTAAGGAAGGTAAGCCACCATCTAGGCAAAAGAAAAGAGAAGATAGAGCCAATCGATACGCACTATTGCAACGAGCTAAAAAAGTTGGATTAGAACCATTGCCATCAAGGCGTCCGACTGCGAGTGAAAAAAGAAAGTGGTTAGAAAAGTTAGCAGAATTGGAATCTAAGAAATCCCAAACTCATCAGGACTAATATTATATTTTTCAAATATTTCTGACATTTCCATTGAAATATAAGCCATATCTAGTAAATCTATATCTTGTGATGTAATTTTTTTAGATGGTGATACTTTAGAACATACAAATCCGAGAAGATCGTTATTGGCTTCAGATATTCTTTTTATCTGTGAAACCATTTTAAATATCTCTTTTATTAAATCGTCCATATTATAGTTTACGCATACTTGTTGAAAGATTCCTTATAAAATCGTCCAAAAACTCATCTACTTCAGTTGCAATCTTTTCTTTTACTATATTAAACGCTTCTTCATCAGAGGTATAAAAGAATTTTCTTTGTGGCACTTTTCCATATCTTCCTTTATAGCCACCCTCTTTTAAGTGTGGTTCGTATTGCTCTTCATTTGTACCATAGGAAACTTTCATTTCATTAGTGTTTGTTTTTATAGAGCTTCTTGAATGTAAACTTTTTTTCAAGTTTCCAGTTCTGTCCATAATAGGACGATTAGGACGATTAGTAATTTCTACATATTTTTCACTTAATGTTTGAAAATTGCTACCATCAATATTTTTTTCTTTTCTAAAAGTATCTCTTACTTTCTTTTTTGCAAAGTCAGCAATTCGTTTTAGTCTTTTATTTACTAATTGTTTTATAACTCTTGATTGTACTTTGTGAAAGTTAAAATTAACTTTGTTCTTGATCTTGACTATCATCTTCTACTATCTCTACTTCATTCATTGATTTATTATCTGCAATTACTTGTATAGCATCTTCAATAGTTAAATCTTTATTTTCTTCTGCTAACAATTCTGCTTGTGTAGTTAAGTTATGTTTTAACTTGTATTCATTTAACATAATCTTATCTTGAGTAGTCATAGGATATTCAACTTCAGAGAAATCTACTTTAAATTGTGAAGGTTCTGGTAATCCAAGATTATTACTTTGAGATAAAGCATATTCTACTTTATAGAAATCTTTTTCGTATTGACGATATAATTCTTTGTCATCAATAAAATCTTCGTGGCGTTCTAAGTCTTTAATCATTAAAGAGATACCACTTGGTACTTCACCACCAGATTGTGCGAAAGTAACAAATAAGTGATTGTTTAATGCGACTAATTCTATTTGCCATTTAATGTTTTCAATAACATCTCTTACATTTCCTTCTGGAGATACAATATCGTAATTACTTCCCTCTGGCAATGTTAAGATTTCATCTGATCCTGCTCTTACATTTGCATTATCAGAAATCAATCCAGTTACTACTGGCTGTCCAAACATTTGGAATCGTAACCCTAATTGCATTTCAGTCATTGTGATATTGATATGCTCATTCGCTGATACTAAATCAGAAGCACCTTCAACGAAGAAAGAATCTAATTGTTCTTCTCTGTGTGTAAATACAAAAGGCAGCACACCAAGATTGTGCTGTATTTCTTCTATGATATTTCCATTGTCGTCAAATTTAATATGTAATTCACTATCCCAGTAAGCATACATCAAATCATTTGTATCAGATAAATCTGCGTGTCCGTGCATCATAGGATATACAATAGCTTGTGGTCTGTATGGATTGTCACCAAAGTATGGCTCAAAATAATAAATAGGACGATATTCAAATCGTTCTTCCATTTCATCATACATAACATAAGTTGCACAAGTACCAAGCAAACGAGTCATTCGTTCCATTTGCTTCATACGAGCATTCTTAACTGATGACAAATCAACATACCTGTCATTTACATTTCTCTTAGCACCAATGGTATAAATTTTTGACATACGATTTACAAACTTCTTTACGATGTTTGTATTGTAATGTGGAATTTCCTGAAAGGCGTCAGACTTAAAATATCCTTCTATGTATTGGTCTGTTAAAGAACCAGAATAATAATCTAAAAACTTTCTTACTTCTTCTCTTCTAGCTTTCGCTTGTTCTTCTTTAAAACTGGTTAATGAATCTTTTATAATCTCTTGTGGGGTTAAAACCATTTAGCGTTCCTTTTATCTTGGTATTCTTCCAACGAAATTACTTCTAATTGGAAATCTATTCAAGATAAAATATCTGAAAGCATCGCAACCGTGTTCATAGAAGCCATCTTTGATAGGATTGTTAGAGATAGCTTTCCCTTCTACTGCTTCAGGAAATCTATATCCTTCAAAATCTTCTGCGATACCTACACATTTTTTATCTATCTTTATTCTTCTCAAACCATCTGCATTTTCAAAAAATCCACGACAATAACTTACACCAGATTGTATATCACGAGATAGTTTGTCCATTCTGTATTCTACAAATATTCCGTGTCTGCGTAAAATGTGAATATCTCCTAATCCAGATTGTCCTTGTACAAAGCTACCAGCAGGATCACCATAGTAAGTAATTACTGGATAATTTTTTTTCTTAATCATCTCTGCTAATTTATCAGTTGGTATATTTCGTTCGTGAATTATTTCATCAATAATATTAATATGCCAATTACCATCTTGCTTGAATGTTTGAAACCATAATACAGATGGCATTCTAAATCCAAAGTCCATTGAACAATAAGTAGGTAAGTTTTCTTGGTATGGAACATCGCCCATATCTTTTTCTCTATCAAATGGATATACTCTTCCTTCCATTGATGTAAACTTAGCTGCAAACTCTTGGTCAAATAATTCTTTGGACATATTTCTTTTTCGTTCCTGGATAAAAGAATCTTTTTTTCCTTCTGGAAACGCATATTGATTTTCCCAACTTGGAGATTGCTGTGAATACCATTGAGGATCTGTTTGCCCTAAAAGAAA